AACGTGCGGTTCTGAAAATGTCAGCGGACTTTGTGGAGCTGCGGGACATGATTGCAAGGCGTGAAGAGTTAATGTGTACGCAGTCCATCTTCACGGGGCAGATTCCTATTATCGGGGAAGGGCTGAACGAAGTGATTGACTTTGGATTTACGAACAAAGAAACAATCACGACGGCAACAAAGAAGTGGACAAACGCAGCGTCGGACCCGATAGGAGATTTGAAGAGATGGCACAAGACCGTGCAGCAGAAAGGGTTTGTAAACTGCGATATGTGCATTATGGCTGATGATGTGGCGACAGCGTTCGTGAATCATGAGAAGGTGCAGAAATTGCTTGACGTAAAGAATTACAGTCTGGCAGTTATCCAGCCCAGACAGCTTCCGAACGGCGTTACCTATATCGGCAGTATCCATGAACTGGGGCTTGACATTTACACATACAACGAATGGTATCTTGACGACTGGACGGACGGAGCGAAACCGACAGAAAAGCCGCTTGTCCCGGACGGTTCGCTTGTGCTGATAAGCAGCAATGCAAATTATTCCATGTATTACGGCGCAATAACCCTGATTGATGATAATACAAAGGAGTTCCGCACGGTAGAGGGAAAATATGTGCCTGATACATGGGTAAAGAGAAAGCCAGCCAGAAGGTTCTTGCAGTTGTCTTCTGCCCCGCTGTCCGTGCCGCACGACGTAGACAGTTGGTTTGTGGCGAAGGTAATATAATGGACTTCAAAGCGCAGATAATAGAAGACCTGAAAACATTCCATAACCCCGGAGAGTTTGCGGAAATGATGTGCATATGGTACGACGGGCAGCAGTACGAAGTCCCTGCCGTGCTTGACCACCTGACAGGGACAGACAGGCAGAAGCCGGGCGGCGATAATGCAGAGGGGATATATAGAGCGGAAGCAATGCTTTATATATCCCATGCAGATATGGGCATTGTGCCGAAAAAAGGGCATGAAATCGAGATAGAGGAAGCCGGGGCGGTATCTTCTTATGTGATTGAAAAAAGCAGCTATGAAGCCGGGGAAATCGTGCTTGAACTGGGGGCGTATACAGAATGATTGAAGTATCAGCGGAAGCGATAGAACGGGTGGAGCGTATTCTGGCAGGAGTTCCGAAAGGTGCGGAACGTGCGCTGTCAAACGCAATAAACCGGGGACTGTCACGGGTGAAGACCGGGGCAACAAAACGGGTGAAAGAAGTGTATACCGTACAAAGCAGCGCATTTACAGCGGCAGCAAATACGCAGGTAAGCAAAGCAAGCACAAGCAATTTAGCTGGCGTTGTGACTTTTGCAGGCTGCAAGATACCGCTATATAAATTTCAGGTAACACCAAAAGCCCCCGGAGTAGGAAGACGGGTAAAGGCAGCAGTAAAAAAAGGCGGCGGCACACAGTTTGAAGAAGCGTTCATTGCAAACATGAGGCACGGAACGGGAGTTTTTGAGCGTGAAACGCCGCAAAGGTTCCCTGTAGATGAACTGATGGGGCTTTCAGCGGCGCAGATGGTAGGAAATGAAAGGATTGTTCAGGAACTACAGGAAGAAGCGCAGGAAGTCATAAACGAGCGGCTGGAACATGAGATTGAACGCATTTTGAACGGTTACGGAGGTTAAAGGAATGACTGCTATAAATTTGTTAGAGTGCCTGGAAGAGTTTGTGAAAGAGAAAACCGCAGACATTAAATTGCAAGTGAAGGTAAGGAACCTAAACCCGCAGGAAGTGAAGGAACGGGCGGCAGACGTTTACAAAATGCGTCTTCCAAAAAAAGAAGACCAGACAGAGAAAGTCCCGTATATTCTTCTTCAATTCCTGACAGGGAAGGACGACAAGGAGAACGGGGAGCCGCAGGAAAGCGACTGCAAAATACGGATAGTGGTTGCAACGTATTCAGAGGACGGCGGAGAAGGTTCTTTTGATGTGCTGAACGTGCTTTTGCGTATCAGAAGCGAACTGGAAAAAGCCGGGGTTGTCGGTGAACGGTTCGTGCTGCAATATCCGCTTGAATACATTGTGTACCCGGACAGCACACAGCCCTATTATTTGGGTGAAATGATAACTAACTGGTCAATACCGACAATAGAAAGGGAGGTAACGGACATATGGCAGTAAAGAAGAACGCCACAGAAGCCGCAGAAATGGAAGGAAAGGAAAAGACGGTAAATAATACCATGAAGGACGGAAAAACCGATTCTGGGGCAAATAACGAAGCCACAGAGGGGGAAAAGAAGGAGAGGGAAACGGTGACGCTTGCATATATAGGACCGTCGCTGCCTGCCGGACTTCTGAAAACAAATAAAATCTTGATAGGAACAAGGGAGGAAATAAACAAAGAGCTTGCGGCAGTTCTGGAAAAGTACCCGCTTGTGGGGAAAATGCTTGTCCCGGTTGAGAAGCTGGCAGAGAAAAAAGGAAAGGCAGCAACGGCAGGAAACATTCTGAACAAATATTATACGGACATTGTTTCTGCCATTGCTGCAAGCGAGAGGAAGGAGGAGTAAAAGATGGCTGATATTACACATGGAATTGACACGAAAAAGCAGCAAACGAGCGTTGCAAGTCCAACAGTCGTGGCAACGGGGATTCCGTTTGTGGTAGGAGCTGCCCCGGCGCACATGGTAGGCGGGAAGGTGAATGATGTTATCATGGCGAATGACTATGAAGAAGCCGTGAAAGCATTGGGATATTCCGACAACTGGGAGGGGTACGGGCTTTCAGAAGCAGTCTATACGCAGTTTGTTTTATATCAGCAGTCCCCGGCGTTTTTCGTGAACATTCTGGACCCTTCAAAGCACAAAAAGGAAGTAAGTGGGAAGAAATACGAAGTTGCGGAAAACCAGATTGCGCTTCCGCTTGAAACGATTGCGGAAAGCGTAGAGATTGAAGGGAAGGAAAAAGGCACAGACTTTGAAGTGTTCTACAATGATACAGCCTGCATTGTTGAGTTTGTGGAGGACACGACAGGAGAAATGACGGTATCATGTACGGAGGTTGACCCGTCGAAGGTGACAAAAGCTGATATTATCGGCGGTTACAGCATAGCGACACATAAGACGACAGGGCTTGAACTGATTGACGATTGCTTCCCGAAATACAGGATTGTTCCTGACCTGATTTTGTGTCCGAATTGGTCACATGACCCGGAGGTGGCAGCGGTGATGTCAGCAAAAGGCGAAAATATCAACGGGCTTTTTGAAGCGGACGCACTTCTGGACGTAGACACAAGGGCAGAGGGCGGGGCGACGTATTACACGGAGGTTCCGGCATGGAAACAGTCAAAAAACTTCATGAAGCCGAATGAATTAGTATGCTTCCCGAAGTTGAAACTGGGTGACAGGGTTTTCAATTTTTCGACGCAGCAGGCAGGGTTGATGGCACGGACGGACAACGACGGTTCACTGGGCGACGGGACCCCCTGCGAAAGTGCTTCAAACAAGAGCTTGCAGGCTGACAGCATGGTACTGGCAAACGGTGAAGAAGTTGTGCTTGATGTGCAGAAAGCAAATTATCTGAATGACAACGGCATTATTACGGGGCTGAACTTTATTAACGGTTTTGTGAGTTGGGGAGATTATACGGCGTGTTTCCCGGCGAGTACAGACCCGGTTGACTATTTCTATTGCATTTCCCGTATGTTTAAATGGGTTGCAAAGACGGTGACGCTTTCTTACTGGTCACACGTTGACCGCAAATTGACACGTCGGCTTATAGACGCAATTTTGCAGGGTATCAACGACTGGCTGGCGGCACTGACAGCAGATGAAAAGATTGTGGGCGGGCGTGTAGAGCTGCGGGAAGAGGAAAACAGTCTGACAGCGTTAATGTCAGGCAAGGCAAAATTCCATATCTACATTACGCCGCCTTCACCTTTGCGGCTTATGGAATATGTGCTGGCGGCACTGACAGCAGATGAAAAGATTGTGGGCGGGCGTGTAGAGCTGCGAGAAGAGGAAAACAGCCTGACAGCGTTAATGTCAGGCAAGGCAAAATTCCATATCTACATTACGCCGCCTTCACCGTTGCGGCTTATGGAATATGTGCTTGAATATGATATTTCCTATCTGTCAAGCCTGCTGGCAGTGTAAGGAAGGAGGGCTAAAAAATGCCGAAGATTGATGAACTTGTTATAAATTTTAGAGTATATGAGGACGCAAACGAGTATCTGGGAATGTCAGAAGCGACGCTGCCGGAAGTGTCGAACCTTGCGGAAGAGATTACAGGGGCGGGGATTGCCGGGAATGTTGAAGCGGTAGTGTTGGGACATATCGAAGCAATGACACTGACGCTGAATTTCCGAACAGTCACGAAAGCGGCAATTCGGCTGGCAGAACCGAGAATACATAACATTGACCTGCGGGCGGCGCAGCAGGTAAGGAATACACAGACGGGCAAAATTGAAACGGTTGCAGCAAAACACATTATGAAGGTTGTACCGAAAAAGTTTGCGCCCGGAAAACTTGCAGCAGCTTCCGCAGCGGACGCAAGCGGAGAATATGCCGTTTCATACTATGCACTGTATCTGGACGGGAAGAAGGTAGTTGAAATTGACCCGTTGAACTTTATTTATTATATCAACGGGACAGATTATCTTGCAGACGTAAGAAAGGCACTGGGAAAATAAAAACAGGGAAAGGCAGAGAGCCAGCGGAAGGGTCCGCTGGTTTTTATCTGCCTATTTTTAGGAGGTAAAAAGATGGAAGATAACAAAATCGTACAGGGGCAGCAGGAAGACTTTGCAGAGGAAATGCAGGAAGCGCAGAAAAACGGGATTGTCAGCATGGAAGACAAGAAGAAGGAGAAAAAAACCAGTCTGAATTACACGCACACTTTCAAAGCCCCGGTTGAAATCAACGGGCAGAAACAGAAAGCGTTGACTTTCTACTTTGAAAAACTGACCGGGGAAGACGTAGAAGCGATTGAAGAGGAATTGCAGGACCAGAACAAATACGTTTTGACCCCGGAAGTGTCGTCTGTATTCCAGACTATGCTTGCCGCCCGTGCAGCAGGCGTGGGGGCTGATGAAATCAGGCGGCTTCCGCTTGGGGAGTACATGAAAATCAAAAATCAGGCAAGAAGTTTTTTAATAGAATCGGGCTATTAAAAGTAAGCAGCCCCGGAAATTTTATCAGAAAACAGGCT